TAGATCGATACCAGTCTAATATAAACGCTACTCTTCTTTTTTTCGCTTAAACCCTTTTGATGATCTCCCATCAAATTTAAAAGTACCTTTTCCCCAACCAGGGTGATTATCCATGATCATATTAATTTTTGTTGATAATTTCCTATCGTTAGAACTCCTCATAAACAGGTTATACATTATTTCCCTTGTCGAAACTTTTGTTAACTTACTATCTCCAGCTTTAAAAGCAGGACTATTATCAAAATACTTCATTGTGTATTGGTGTTGTCTTTGAATAGGTAGTTTTTCCCAAAAAGACGGGACAGGCATCTCTAGATATTCTAAAACTTGTAATTCAACTTCGTCGCGATCGCGATAGATGTTTAATTCATCTTCAGTTTCTTCGTTAAACATCAAATCAACACCAGCTTTATAAAATGTTACAGCTTCACCCCAAATTTGTTTGATTATCTCCGGTTCGATTTCCATAGGGTGTTTTTTTGTCTTTTACTATCTGCCAAGACCGGTAGAAAACGCCGCTCGCCGGTTTTATCTTTTAAATATTCTTTCTGGTTAGTTGTTCTGGCTAAAACAAAGTTTTTCGCAAACTCTTCCGTTTTGTTCATATAAGGTTTGCGATAGCGCAAACTAGTCTTTGAGATGAAAGCTTTCGTTTCAGCGAAACTCATACGATTGCTAGCAACCATTTCATCATCATTGACGATTAGAGACTTTAACATGATGTCATAGTTGTCTTTGTTAGTAAAGTCGGTTACCGCATCTGTATACCAAGTACCGCCTAATTTTTGCAGCAGGGAAGTTTTACCAACACCTTGCCCACCAACGAGATCCAGTACATAGTCAAACTTAACGAAAGGATCATAAACTTTAGCAACCGCGCCTACTAACCACATCTGGGCAATTTTTGAAATTAAGGGATCGTCGTCGGCACCTAGATAAACCTGTAACATGCGATTAATACGCTCGTGACCGTCCCAATCAGCGGCCGCATTTTCCATAAAATCCAAAACAGGATTGTATGATCGCTCAGACATAAATGTTTCAAAACCGGCTTTAAATGCTTTATCGGAATAGACGATACCCAAAACACTTTCAAAATAAACCGTAGTCACACTATTAAAATTAGCTGGTAGTTCACCTTTTTTAAAATTAGTTCGGCCAATTTTAACATCTTGGGTAAATTCGTATTCCTGGGAAAAGTTATTACGCCTTAAAAAATGCCCCAGTTGGTCATCTGCCTTAAAGGATAATAGGACGTTAACTGCACTAGAAGATTTGATAGCTCCATTACCTGTAAGGATAAACTTAGGTTGACTATCAATACTTACTACTTCACCAATAACGCTCACCTCCTATCTTTTTTTATCATACTTTTAACTGTTCTCACCACCTCTTTATCGGAGAGAGGATTGGGGCTATTCGCGTTGGCAAGCCTGGCTAATTGCAAGACAACCTCATCATCAACTGCCCGAAAGAGGAGGCCACCAACAAAACTAGCAAGTTTGTCATTTCGTCCACCTTCATCACCAAAACCTACGACGATGGTTTCAAAGAGGCCAGTGGTTTGAGTCCTATCTCTAGTATGCGACCGCCTAGCCAAATCTCTCAAGCCATCTTTTCCGTCGTATTTGTAGCCGTGAGTGTCGCCGTATTGTTTCTTAATGGCTTGGATCAGATCCTTGGAAGGGGTGACCATAATACCACCTTCCTTGGACTTTTCCAGATCCCATTCATACTGACCTTTTTCTGTGGCAGACGGGGCAACCAAAACATAATTATTTTCGTGGGCCTTGATGTCAACACCAGGCAAGAAACCAATCATCTGCGTAATGGAAATATCATCTCTTTTGAGGTAAAAGAGGTGTTTACCACCACTTGCTGCCTTAGCTTGTAGTGTCGGTTCAATCAAGCCCAGATATTTCCATTTCTTTAAAGAATCAAAGCCGTTGGACTTGCCATGCTTATCAATGTCAATGACAAAAAAATTCGTTGTCTTGAGGGCAATGTTTGCATTTGGGTAGCCTTCCCAAAAAGTTTCAATCTCAGCTGGAGTCATGGTAGGCTTATCGGCAAAATCAATCAAAGGCATTTTATTTTTTGGATTGATTGGAATGACTGAAAACCCCAATTTTTGATACTGCAAAGCGTAGTCCTTCATTGAAGGCATATCATTTCCTCCTATCTAGTACAGATTTACCTAAAGCTTTTCAGCTTAAAAAGGCAAATCATCTTCATCAATATCAGCTTCTGTCAACGGTTGTGCTACTTCTTCTTCTAGGTCATAGTTTCGGAACTCACGTCCGTCTTTACCTTTTGCCACAGAGATAACAAGGTTGTAGTAAGAACCTACTGCCTTACGTTTCAAAGCCTCTTCTAGGGCCTTACCATCTTCTTCATTCCCTTGCGTATTGTCACCAGCTAGGATAAGCGCCTTAATAAAGAATTTCATCGTACGCTCAACTGCCCAGCTTAGATCTTTCCCCTTCCATTCTTCCAAGGTTCCAAAGGTCGCAAATTCGGAACGTCCGTTGTAATCACCGCCACGGATTTCAAATTGATAGCCAAGGCTTTCCCAACCTTTGTCCGATACATTGAAAGTTGCTTTCTTCAAAACCACTGGATAAGTACCAGCTGGGATTGGTGCAGGGCCGTTGGCGCTATCCTTGCGTGGATCAAAACCATCTTTTTTTATTTTTTTTACAATATCTGATAAGCTCATGTGTATTTTCCTTTATTTTTTAAAATAGTCCATCAGCAGAGGTCACTTCTTTTTTAGGTGCCTCTTTTCCCTTTTCAGCCTTAGTCGTCTTAGTCGCTTCTTTCTTAGGTACTGGTTTACCCTTTGCAGGCTCAACAGCCCCACGGATAGTTGCTAAGATTTTCAAGATGGCCTTGTCATCAACCTGGTCAGCATAGTAGGTCTTACGCTTGCGATCAACTTCACGGTTGTAGTTATTGCCAATTTTTTCAGTCTTAATCATCAGATCTGAGTTACCGTTGATAAGGTTCACATATTTGTCGCGTAAACTCGGTAGTTCACGTTTATTTTGACCGTTTTCATCTTGTTCGGTAACCAAACGCGAAATGTAGATAACATTCATAGGCAAAGCCTTAAGATCCATGACTAGTTCCGTTAAAGCTTGATTAAAGTAGTCATAGCCTTTACCCCATTTCACTTCCGAAAGCGATTTGACCCCAAGCTGGTCACAAACTGCAAACTTGATTAATTCAATCACGTCATCAATAACGTCAACTATGACAGTGTCATAATCATGTTTTTGCGTTTGCAGAGCCAGAACAATTTCTCCAAGTTGGTCAATGACTGAATTTGTGATCTTTCCTTGAGCGTTCTTCACGTTCACCAGTTGTATACTTGGTACACTATTAGCTTCTGCGTTTCCGTCTGTATTTAGAACGATAGGAGCCGGAAATTCGTTTGCCAAGTATGATTTACCACTCATAGTTTCGCCGTAGATGAAAAAGTTTCGTGGGGTATCTTTTGGAATTTGAGGTTTATTTTCTGGTAATTTAAACATTTAACTCTCCTTATAATAAAATTCGATGATGTTGACATCGTGTTGCTGACGGCTTCCTGTAACTCTCCAAAGAAGCTGACGATAATCATCATATTCTCCACTATTTTTATCAACTGGATCTAAAACAACAATTGTCTTAAATTTATGTTGCAGCCCATCAACACCAACTCCCAAGACTTGATTGGTAGCAACTACCACTTTGTTTTTAAGTCCTTTTTTAGCGTCTCCAGTCCAGATTCCCAATTCTGGGTGACGCTCATGGATAATATTAACAATCTGCTTTGACTTGCTGACAATCAGCATGTCATGTGGTGCCCTCTCAATCAAGCCATCCAGCTTGAGCATGAGAGGGGTATCTGCATTGACCGGCTTTAACTTTGGAAAGTCCACGGCCACGCCAGTCTGGTTTAGGTACTGTTCAAAGGTCTTGCGACCAAATGACTGTTTTGCCATGGCAGTATTGTCTCCGACCGTAACCAGGTTGAGCTGCCTAAACTCTACTAGTTTCTCAGGGTTTCCAGCTTCAACTGTGACTGGATAGAACTTGGTTTCAAAACCATTGTTTTTAGTGGCATTCTCAATCTCTTCAATGTCCTCCCAGCGGAAGAAATTGGGCAGATTTGAGATATAGGTTTCATAGTCTTTGAAATCTTTCCACTTTTCTTTTGAGTAGGAAAAAGGATCATACTGCATTCGATTTCGGTTGGGATTGGCAAAGCCAAAGATAGTTTTTTCAAGAGGGTAGAAATTTTGCCCTTTTTTTCGGATTGGGGTAGCTGATAGACCAATAGTGTAGGAGCGTTTAATTTTGGCATAGGTAGAAACATTTTTATCTGATGACATGTTCTGCCATTCGTCTATGACTAAGACATCACAGACGACCTTCCCCTTCTTAACTATTCCTTGGAGGTCCTGTCAGTCACGACTGTGAAAGTCATATCCTTGTCATAACCAATCTTAGCTATGGTTTCTTCCCAACCATTCAAAATTGACAAACGATTATTGACGATTAAGACGGACTTGGCTCTCTTGTACTTACATATCTCTAGGGCACAGATGGTCTTGCCACGTCCTCCCAGAGCTTCAAGAAAAATTCCCAGCGTAGGCAGATTACTTCTTTCCAAGGCTTCAGTTTGCCATTTTTTGAGCGTGATTTCTATGCTCACTCACCACCCTTCCAATGTCCTGCACCACTTCTTCAACATCATTTCGCATGGCCCAGAATAGCCCAAGCCTTGCGGCTGCTCTGATGTCCTGATGATGTGATTTTTTAAATTTCCAAAGCTTCAGCATCTTCAGTAAATTATCTGGAATATCCGATTTGTAACCTGCATTCTTCTGAAGAATGGCATCAGGGTAACAGAGTTGAATATAAGCAATGGTTTCTAAAACCGAATTGTCCTTGGACTTGTCATTGTCCCTAGCTTCAAATTGCTCAATGACAACGATATCAATTTTCAGGCTGCCACCAACCTCATGGAACCAATCCGCAAAACCTTTCATGCCGTAGGAAATGGCCCAACTGTCAACTAGCCTTGCATTGTCTAGTAAGACGATTCCTGTTGTACTAGTTTCAATTCGATTACTACTTGGATCAATCGCTAGTATTTTCATAG